TTAGATTTGCTCAGAACGTCATTGTAGATGTTTTTATGTGGCAACACCTAGTATATGGGGGTGAGTGGGCAAAAGGGAGACTGGAAATGAGGAACTGGGTACCCTGGCAAAACGAGATCAAATGGCCGAAACAGTCCACCTAGGACTCAGACATACCCACCCATACCACCTGGTAACCAGTATGTTACACATTTTGCTACTGGTTCTGTAAGCCAGGAGTGTATTTTTCCCTGGCATTTGATCCAAAAGGGAAACGCTGCGACACCTGGGCCAAAAAAAATGGCTGTCGGTTTGTTAACGATGCAATGCCTTGAAGATTTTGAGTACTAACAATTAAAACTAAATAACGATGAATGAACAAGACGAAAATTTAAGACAAGGAAGGAGCCAACAACAATACGAAGACTCATTCAAGATATTGGAAAAGGTAGGTGATATTGGCCTGGTGATTTTTGCTATTTACATGTTGATACGTCCATGGTTGTAGCGAAGAAATTAGTAGAGTTATTTAGTCATCATCATAGCGTGAGTAAATACATCCGCAGCCTGGATGAGGACATACAACATAGAACGGTTATGATCTTTTTAGCATGTGCTATACGAGAGAGTGAGAATAAACAATCGTTCAGTTATTATACTATGCCAGAAGTTATATCTATTTGTGAACGTATGGGATGGTTAGCCAATAGATCCAATCAGACACCAATCTACAGGGAACATAAGAAGTTACTCGCATTAGGGTTTGTTGATAGGTTAACCAAGAAGAAGAGTTTTAAAGGTCAACAGTTTTGTGTTACCGTATATGGACGTATACAGTTAAGACGTATCTATAACTATCTTATTAGGGATCTTTATATTCCCTTACAGTAATTTGATAAGGTCACCCCAAAATGATCTGATAAGAAAACCCCAAAACCTTTACACGTTACGGACAATATGTAAAGCAAAATGCCTGGTAGTTCAATTGGATAGAACAACAGACTTCTAATCTGTCGGTTGAGGGTTCGAATCCCTCCCAGGTAACCAAAATACCCCCCAAATACCCCCCGCTCGGACGATCGTCCAAAACTTTTTTTAAATTTTTTTTCCTAGGTTTTACAGGTTACGACAGCCGAAATGACGATTTTTTTTTAATTCACATTTGGATGTTAACAAAATAATTCTATATATTTGTACCATCGTTCAAACATTATTAATTAAAACTGAAAATCATGAGAGTACAAATTTCAACTACAGCAACACAAACAGTAAAGTCTAACACTTCAAGACTTTCTTTCCTAAACATCGAAGACATCAAATTTCAAATGTCTGTTTTAAAACTAGGAATTGCTTACCACGACACAATGTCTTTTAACGCTAGATCAAATAAGGTTTATGACTTTCACACTTCTAAGCGTGATCTATACATGTCTGTTCATGGATGGTTACAAATGACAGATGTTTACCAGGAATCATTAACCTTAAACCAATAAGCCATGATCTTAATAGCACTAGCAATACCAATCGCATTATTTGCAACCTTCATGAGAAGTAACAATTACTAATAACTAATTAATTTAAACTAAAATAAAAATGACAAATTCAAACTATTTCACAGCCTTCAACAGATTCGATAGACAAACAACATTTAACCCAATGATGATGTCTTTCATCCAAACTACGATCAACAAAATAAGTAACGGAGGCTTCAGAGCAAGTGACCTGGTAAATTCTCTTTACGGTATCTATGACGGTTACTACTACACAAATTTAAGATCAGAGGCCAATCGTCTATACTCACACGATATTATGATCCTTCGAGATCTACATGCAATTGCAGACACCTTGGACTCGATAATTGCGAGAGCATAAGATTACTGATGAGCCTGTGAGATCCAGGCGAAACATCCTTCGGGATGTCTAATCGAAAATTAATTTAAACTAAAACCGATGTTAACATTAAGAAAATTCTACCAGGAAAATTACCCAACAGATGATATGGGATCTAAAATCAACTTAACAACTTTTGTATGCTTAATGGATTGCTTACATAGAGGAGGTAACGTGTACATCATCATTGGTGTAGAAGACAGTCTAATTAGAGAGAGATTATTTCAACACCTTGCCGACATGTTAGGCACCAACTACAACTATGTTTACAATTTATGGATGCAGGTAGATAAAGAATTATACCAGGCAATCTGATGAGATCTTTATGATCGAAACGCTGCGAAGCGTCATTGTCAAATAATTTAAAATAAATAAAATGTCAAAATCAAAATTAAAATTAGTACTAATCGCAACAGTAGTTGGAATAGCAATTACTTTCTTAGGAATAGCATTGCTATCCGCTATGGATCTTATTGAGAGACAATCTGATCTAATGAACCTTACAAACTTTAATTAATTAATAAATAATCTAAACTGAAAATCATGTTAAACAAAATTCAATCAATCGTAATCAATAGCCTTTTAGGATCTTTATTCACACTATGGGCACTAACATTTACAATGCTAGTCTTTCACCTGGTAACAGAAGGTGTAGATCCTAACGCAAGTTTTGGATACCTGGGATAAACAAACTGATGAGCCTGTGAGATCCAGGCGAAACGCTCTGCGGAGCGTCTTTGTATAACTAAAAAAACTATTACAATGCAAACTGAAATTCAAAAATTACAAGCGATCATGAAATTACAAAACGCTCTTAACAGTCATGATTGGCATTATCAAAGATCTGAGGATCCTGGAGTATATCGAAGAGGTACAGCACAGCGTAACGAGTTAAACATTCTTATGACTGCTATAGGTAATAAAGATCTTGCTCTCTCTCTATACAATAAGGCATGTCCTTGGGTTGAGAATGAAGAGGAGGTCACCCCAAATCGTTACAGCCTAGAAGAACAGGCCCAGGAATTACTTGAGGCAGGAGACTCACACGATGCTGCCGAAGGTAAAGGAATGATGAGAGTAATTGACGAGATTATGAGCATCATTGATTTGGATGAACCAAAGGATGAATTGTTAGACATGATCTACTTCACTTTAAAATACAATTCATAATGGCTGTAATAACATCAAAAAAACTAGCAGAAATCCAGGATCAAATTATAGATCTTGGTTGGGAGGCCCAAAGAATGTCATCCTCAGGACTAGAAACGTACAACAAACTTTGCAAAACATTTAAAATAGAACCAATAAAAATCACATATAATGAAGACTCGTTTTAATATTATCAGACAAAAAGTAACTACAAGAGGCGGAGGTATAGAGATCTGCCTAGAAAACCAAGGTTACCCAGGAGAAAAAATGACAGCCTACCAAAACTATTTAGGAGGCGGGATACTAGGAAGGATCGGAAACGATTGTACTATAACAGATTGGCAGCAGGATGATTTCCTGGTAGATCTTGCAGACAGTTTAGCAAAGATCATGCACAGGATGACAGCACCAATTTATTTACAAGGTGAAGAACTAGAGCAAACATTTGAACAAAATCAATCTATGCCAATAAGTGCATACTAAAATTTAAACTATGGCTATAACTAATGAAATATTCGAACACTACAGATCTCAACAGAGAAAGGTAGCAAAAGCAAAAGATCTTTTAAAAGATGAAGGGTATATAGTTTACCTGAAACCTACAAAAAAGAAAAAGCAAACTGATGAGCCTGTGTAACTCAGGCGAAACGAGGGAGAAATGTTTTGAACGACTCCATGATTTTTGGCTCCCTCGTCTTTGTATAATAATAAAAACTGAAACAATGAAAAAAAATTTTTGTGATTGCTGCGAGCAAGAGATAGATCAAGATCTAGATTTTTATCAATACGACCGTAACGATGAGATCCTATGTGAAGAATGCTATTACGAGGCTTTTAATCGCTCTACTGTAATTCAGACATGGTCACCCCAAGATCAGGAGACAAAAAAATATTATTACCCGCATGAAATAGGGAAGGCATTCAATACATACTACGAAGAAATTTATTCTGATGATGATGAGGATCACCAACCTGTAAAAGATTGCAAATGGGTAAATTCAAATGCATGGAGAGGTTATATGGACGTTGAATTCAAGGAAGGATGGAAAGATATAGAAAGCGGATGGACTACAGGATATTGGGAAGATGTTTCCTGGAAGCATAAGTTTAACGATTTAGTCCATGAAATTATAGGAGAAAACTCTGAATGCCCTGTAGCAGTATCAATCGTATCAAGTATAACAAGCAATGTATTTTCTCAGGCCACTTCTATTTTAGTAAGATCTAAAGACGAAGAAACATTTTTAGATTGGCTTGAAAACGAATATGGAATGACAAGAGAACAATTAAAAACATCACTAAAATAATGGAAAAACAAGAAGTATTTTACAGCATAACCAAAGCGGTTATCTACGGACAATTAATGTTAGAGGCATTTGATGATCTTAAAGACACAAAGATTTTTAAACACTCATTAAAACATAAAGTAAAGCAGGCAGAACTTGAATTGGAAAAGGAGATTGAGAAGTACGTCAACAAGTTTGCTGAGAATGATGAGGAGTTTTTTATGAATATTCAAAATCATATTGATGCCTTGGTAACAAAACTATCTACCCTTGGAGTAGAGGAAATTCCTTTAGTTAATAAGATCATAGATGAATACCTCAACGATAAGGATCATTGGAAAGATAATCTAGTATTACAATTTAAAAAATTAAACGATTAATTATGTCAAGCAATATAAAAATGGGAAAGTTTTTGGAGAGAAACATTTTAGATACCATCTCCAGGAAATATAAATACGAACCGAACAGATCTTTAATCTATCTAAACGAAGTTGAAAAGCAATTAGAACAGGTCAAAGAACTAGTCTTAGAAACTAAAGGCTATATGGATAATGTTATATCTATAAGAGAGAAACAAGACTTAAGAAATCAAGAGAACTTTAACTTTAAAAAATAATTTATCATGTCATTTAGAAAAGCCGATCAAGAATTAAAAGAACAATTAAGATTGTTATACCCTGGAGCAAGCGAAGACTTTATATCTACCTTATTCCATAACATAAGAGGTAAACAGGATTTATTTGGTCACCCCCAGGTGAACGATGATTCAATTTCGGATATAAATTATTTTGGTATGTCAGACTAAATTGTTAATTTAGCCCTGTCAGACGATAATTTACACTGAAAAAAAAAACTACTATTATGAACGAACGTAAAATAAAAGAGTTGCAAAAGCAATTCAATTACCAAGAGATTCAAGACCTCATCAATTCAGGAGAGGCATGGAAAATAGGTGGAGAAACCACAAAAAAGTGTAAGAAAGCATTACGAAGCGGGGCATGTCACCTACCATACCATTCAATTAAGATAAATATTTTTGTAACAGTACCCTCCAGGTACCAAGTATCATCCAATGAATATGGATCTATGCACAGATCTAAAGAATTTTGGAATGATCCCTGGAATATTTCGCAAGAGATAGGAAAAAGTGTATTACAAAACGCATAAAACAAAACCCTTTTAAAACCAACAAACAATGACGTTATTAGAAAACGATATCAGCACGATTGTAAAAGTAATAAGACAAGTTACAAATGCAGACCCACTAGCAAAGGATAGATACAGGCATAATGTAGATGCCAGGTTTATGTTATTCAAAATTTGCAGGGAGTTTTTAAACCTTACATTTATGAGAATAGGCAGGCTAGTAGGTAAAGATCACGCTACCGTTCTATATGGATGCAGACAATTTGATAGCCTTATAGCAACAGATCGAGAATTTAGAACTAATTATGAGGCTGTAGTTACTTTAATGGACAGCGTAGAACTGCAAAGCAAAATAGATTCTACTGAATTCTTAAGTGATTATGTAACTATGAAAGGAAAATATGAAGATCTAAAAACTAACCACGATAAAATATTAAAAGAATTTGTAAAAGGAAGTGACGCTGTAATGATCGCAATGTTCTACACCATAAGTAATTCTGTTATCAAAGCAATAATAGAAGATCAAGGATGTTCTAAACATTTAAACCAAACTTTACAGCAGGTACTTGCAACAAAAGAAATATATAATTAAATTTAAACATAATGCAAACTACAAATATCAAACTGAAAACTAAACGCAATCGTACACATAGTGTATTGAAGGCTAAAGCACACAAACTTTTACAGATACCTTGTGTGCCCACTACAGAAGTGTGTGAATATATCTATGGCTCTAAAACCAAAAAGAGCACGCTTAATCAAAAGAAAACAGGTCAATCTCCACTATTATTTGAGGAGTCATGTCGTATAATTGAATACTATGGCAGGCTATCTGAAAACATAGATGAGATTATAAACAGTTAAACGATGGTTCAAGTCCCCTAGGGACTGCAACCTAATGCCTCATACGTTCGGTATGGGGCGAATTCGAAAACTGAAAAAACAGCCTGATTTGTTCAACATTAAATCACACTTCGATGAAGAAGAATACATTTTTATATTTACTTACAGACATAATAGATCTCCTGGAAAAAGGTGAGATACTTAATTACGGTAAAAGGTTTTCACCTTTAACTATAAGAGCATATAAACAATTGCTTAGTGGCATGAAGCGTTATAACTATAACTTTAATATAGAGGAGTTAGATTGTAATAACGTAAGCAGCAGAAAGGATAGGCTTAAGGTCACCCGAAAATTACAGAGCCATGTTAACGGTTATTTAAATTTAATGCTCGATGACTGTAAACACCCTAACACCAGGAAAACACATCTTAAAAACATAAGAGCAACGCTAATGAAAGCAGAGTCTTATTATGGTTATTTGTTTCCTAAACTACAGTCAATGAGAGAGTTACAAACAGAAGTTATTGCTCTTACACCTGATCAAGTAGATATGATCCACAATAACCACCCAGGAGAGGAACTAGAAAACATATGGTATTACACAAGACTGATGCTTTACTCTTGCATGAGGATCTCAGATCTTACAAACTTTCAGGCCACAAGTGATGGCAATGTTGTTACGATCATTACTAAAAAAGGAATGGGATCGTTGTCTACTTTTTATTTGCCTGATGATGTGAATAGTTATATCGCAAAGAATGGTACGTTTTCCTGGACACTAAAAACATTTAGGAGAGGGCTAGAAGAACTTCTTAAATTTTATCCTGAGTTTATGCAATCTAAAACTGTATACACTTTTGATCATGAAGGGAACCCTATTGCTTCTCAACAATTTTTATATGAATTAATCAAGCCACATAAATTAAGAAGCAGCGGGATTACATATCACTTGTCTAAGGGTTTAAGTGAAATTGAGGTTAGAAGAATATCAGGTCATGCAAATGGATCGGAAGCATTCTACAGATATGTTAGACACAGCGACACAGAGTCTTTGAAGAAACAAGAAATTAACCACAAGTTGTTAATAAAATCATAAATATATTTGACGAACGATGGTGCAAATATAAAAAAATGTCTTACCTTCGAGGTAAACAACCACGACATGAAAAATTCACTAATTAAATGGTCAGATTTGACTACGAAAATAGCGAGATCATTCATGATCGAAAAAGGTTTTCTCTTAGAGAGTTCAAACTTTTCATGCTCACACATCACGAAGACATCTGTATGGAGCGAAGAATTAAGGATTGGATATTTGATTGGGAATCAATCTTGTTTCATGCAAGAAAATATTATATAGTAAACTTTTATTTAATAAACATAATCAAAAATAACAATGGGAAAACTGAAAAGAAAACTAAAGAAAACAACAATCGGTAGAGGCATAGAGATAGTGCCATGGGTCGAAAGACTTAATTACTTCAACGACTACTTCAGGGTTGAAGGTTATTCATTAAACACAGAGATTATAGACATGAACGATAGTATTATCGTCATGAAGGGTATTGTTTTAGATCCCGATAGAAATCCTGTCGCTGATGGAGTCGCTCACAAAAGAACTACAGAGCCTTTTTCATTTCAAAAATGTCAATCAGGAGCACTTAACAGAGCCTTATTTATTTTAGGTATTGTGGATAGTGCTGAAGATTCAATTATGGATGAAGATGATGCCAAAGAATTACAACAAGTAAAAGCCCAGGAACAGGCTAGTGTTTATGAAAACATGAAGGCTCACATTCCTGTAGATTATTCTGTTGTTGAGGCAAGACTTTCCGCAAATAAAAATTTACTTACAAGCGATCAGATGAAAGAATTAAAATCTTTGATCAACGCTGAGAAATCAAAAGTGGCTATAAAGCAAGCCAAGAAAAAGTAACATCTTAGGGAGGGTCTAACCAACAACAAACGTAAAAGCACGACTGCTCTTTACTGCCCTCCCTTTTTTTAAATCTAAGAAATGGATAGAGGAGAAACGATAGAAAAAAAATCAAATAGAATCACATTTAGACTTACTCCGAGCGAGGTACAAAGTTTAAATAATGTGTCATCTAAGACTGACTTAAACGTGTCAGAATTAATCAGAACTGCATTAAAACAAACCTATAAGATATGAGCAAAATTCAAAGAATACCAACAGCAAAACTAACCTATGAAGAATGGGTAGAACTAAGAAAAAGTCTAGTATACAAAGGAATGGTCGGAGGATCAGACGCATCTACATTACTTGGATTAAATCCCTGGACATCTAAAATAACAAGATGGAATCAATCTGTAGGTACTGCAAACATTAAGAACATAGATAATGAGATTATGTTTCATGGTCGCTTGTTGGAAGATTATGTTGCTGACCTATGGCAATATTGGACAGGAGATCCAATTGAAATGATAAACAATTATCAATCAAAAACTAAATTAAGAAAATCAATTAGAAGAAATTCCATCTTCATAAATCCAAAGTATCCTTTCTTGTTTGCAAATATTGACAGACAAATTACAAGCCATGATGAACAACATGGGAAAGGTGTATTAGAAATAAAAACAATATCAGGCTATAATGCTGATAAGTGGTCAGGAGGAATACCTCCATATTATATTGCACAGATCCAATTGTACATGCTAGTTTTAGGATATGACTACGGACAGTTTGCTTTCTTAAAAGATGGAAGGCACATGGATGTATTTACAGTAGAGGCAAATCCAAATATTCAAGAAACAATACTTGAAGAGGCTGAGAGATTTTACCTCAGCGTCCAGGAAGCAAGAAACATTATTGATATCAAAGGAGAAACTATCAATATGAATGAAAGATATAGATTGGTTTCTCACCTAGAGCCTGACGTAGAGGATGAATACAAGGTTGATCTTGATCAGTTTTTATCTGAAAAACATAAGGCAATGGTTGACAGAGTAAGGATAGACTCTGATGATGAGTTACTAGGCCTCACTAGAGAATATGTTGAGAATAGAGATAAAGAAAAGGTTGCTAAATCAAGTAAGCAACTAGCAATGCAGCAAATAAAACAAATTCTTATACACAGAGGTGCACAAGAGGTAGACTTTGGTGAAAGTGGTAAGATCGTATGGGGAAAGACCTTCAACGTAAGATTTAAAGAAACTGAAAAAGTAAATTTTTAATATGAAATTAAACGATATAAAAAAAGGTATACTGAACAACCTGGCAGTTAAGAACCGTCACACACTAGAAGTAGATTCAGTAATAGAAGGCAATTCATATTTTGGAGTTTGCATTTTTGTAGGCATATCTAGAATGTTTAATTTTTCTGCACAGGAAATCTCAGATTTTTTATCTGAAGATCTTCATCATGTAAAGTTTATGGAAGACAAATTTCTTACTATACTAGATGATTACTTTAATTCTAAAGAACCAAGTGCAACATCAAAAGCGTTTTCAGTAAAAACAAATTTACTGCTAAATCACATTAGAATAGAACACAGTAAAACAGTTTCTCTAGCAGAAATTATTAAAGAAAAAATTAAATGAATATAGAAGTTTTAGGACAGGTTAAATATATATCAAAACCAAAAGAAGTTAAAGGAGAAGGAACCCATTCGTTCGTTACTGTTTGGGTAAAAACTTTAGAGGATTCATACCTTGCGATTAATTGTTGGGATGAGCACATCGAAAAGACTAAAGATTTTAAGATTAATGGGATAGTTACATTGAACTGTAGGGTAGAGTCCCATAGAAACAAAAAGAACCAGGATTTATTTTATCATAAACTGTTACTTACATGATCAGATCAACAACAATCATATATGATGTTTTAAGGAAACAAGACCTGTCTCCTGTTGGATACATGTTATGTGATCTTATCTATAAGTATACATCACACGATGGTTATTGTGACGTAACACTATCTGATTTAGCAGATCAATTAAATTCTTCTTCTAGAACAATGAGTCGATATATGTCGGAGTTATCAGATAAAAATTTGATTGAAAACATAGGTACGAAGGCACATCCAAAGTATAGGACAACCCCCCTTTGGTTTACAATCGCTGTGTCAGACAATAAAAATGATGATAGTGTTTCTCTTGAGTACCAGGAAGTTTGTGCTGATGTCATCAATTACATCAACGAAAGGTACGGAAATAAGTACGTTCCTAGAACATATGAAAAAAGATTTAAAAGCATCTTATCCAAAAAGTTTAACGGAGAGCCAATTACAGGATCAACCATGGTTAAAGTATTTATGTGGTGTAAAGACAATTGGAGTCAAAAGTATCAGTCCTCAGTTACTCCTGAGGTAATATTTGGAAAGAAATTTATAGAGAAATACCTAATACAATATACAGAGTGGGAGACAATGAGTAAGGTCACCCCCAATAGAAAGAATATAGCAATAATATGACAGACAATTTATCTAAACTGCAAGCACTTGGCATTGATGTCAAAAGTAACACAGGTACTGAACCTCAGAAAACCACTTGTCCAAAGTGTTCTCACACCAGGAGAAAAAATAAGAATGAAAAATGCCTTAGGGTATGGGTAGAAACAGGCACATACTATTGCCACCATTGTGGAGACAATGGATCAGTTGCTGAGTATGTTACAGAATACGAAATGCCTACAGTAAGAGCAGTACCATTATCAGATAAAGTACTCACTTTTTTCAAGGACAGAGGTATAAATGAAAACACTATTGGTTACTATGGAGTGACTGAAGGTGTAGAATATATGCCTCAGGTAGGGGCTGAGAGGGCTGTAATTCAATTCAATTACATTAGGAAGGGTAGAAGGATCAATATTAAATTTAGAGACTCTGAGAAGAACTTTAAATTAAATAAGGGATCTGAAATGATAATGTATGGTTTAGACGTTATTAAAGATTCTTCATGGTGTATTATAACCGAAGGAGAGTTTGACGCTATGGCCTTTTATGAAGCAGGACTACAACAAGACAGGCTTATGTTTGCATGTTCTGTACCTAACGGAGCATCAACAGGGAATCAAAACTTAACGTATCTTGATAACAGCATCGATGAGTTTGAGAATAAAGAAAAGATATATCTTGCCTTAGATAATGATGCACCAGGAATAAAGTTAAGAGATGAGTTATCTAGGAGAATAGGTAAGGATAGAATATGGTTAGTCAATTTTCCTGACGGATGCAAGGATGCTAATGATGTATTGCTAAAGAGAGGTGCACAAGAATTAGTAAACTGTATTGATAATGCAAAGCCCTTCCCACTTGAAGGTGTGAGTAAAGCATCGGATTCCAGGACTGAAATTCATAACCTATATAATTATGGTATGCCTCAAGGTGATACCATAGGCTATGATAATTTTGATAAATTAATGTCTTGGAGGCCATCAGAGTTTACCTTAGTTACAGGAGTTCCTGGTCATGGTAAGTCAAGTTTTGTAGATCAAGTGGTAATAGAACTAGCAAAAAAGGGATGGAAGTTTGGTGTTTTTTCTGCTGAGAAGCAACCAATTAAAGTACACGTTGCAGAACTTATAGAAAAATATGCAGGAAAGAAGTTTGGTAGAGGCGGTGTTGACAGTCTTCAACCTGAAGAGTTAGATCCTGCAATTGATTTTATTAATAAGCACTTCTTTTTCATAAACCTTAAAGACAATGATCTAACAGTAGAAGGAATTTTAAATAAAGGAAAAGAGTTAGTTAAAAAAATGGGTATCAATTGTTTAATAATAGATAATTGGGCTTTTGTTGAGCATAAGATTGAAAGAGGTATGAATGAGCATCAATACACAGGACTTCAGTTATCTAAGATCAAGATATTTAAAGAAGCATATGATTGTGGAGTTATGCTTGTTGCTCACCCTCAGAAACTAAAAAAGGAAAATGGAAAAGTGGAGGTCGCTTCAGGTTATAGCGTAAGTGGATCTTCACATTTCTTTAATAAAGTTGACAATGGTATTACTGTTTACAGAGATTTTGAAAAAGAATTAGTAGAGGTTCATGTATGGAAAGTAAGATGGAGGTTTACAGGTAAAACAGGTATGCAAGAGTTTAAATACAATTTAGATACAACATGTTATTCAGAATATAATAATGGCGAAATTGAAGCAAAGAGTGGGCAATTCCCTACGTTTAAAGGCCAATAAGCAAAACCTGTATAAGGTTGCTTGGAGCAGAAACAATTGGGGAGGTAAAATTGGTAAAAACAAAAAGTTTGATACAGGAGATAACATACTTAGAGTTGCTATGTTAGACGAAGTAGTGCCAAATCGTGAAGATTATTTTATCAGACCAAATGGAACAGGGCCAGATTATTATCTTTTGTATCAAGGGTTTCATGAATCAGTAGAATATTCAGACATCAAGACTTTTGTAGAGAACAAAATGGTATATGTCTATAACGAATTCAATAAATATGGCAAACACTAATAGAACTAAAGGACACAATTATGAAAGGGAATTAGTCAAGGACTTTAAATCCTTAGGTTTCACAGAATGTGTAACATCTAGATACGGATCTAAAATGTTAGATGACAAAGGTATAGATCTTATGAACACAGGAGATTTTGCTGTCCAGGCAAAATGTTACAAAAGAAATCCACAGTACAAAAAAGTACTTGATGATATGGATGTGAAACCAACAGATATACCAATTGTGTTTCATAAAGCACCTGGAGGAAAACAATATTGTATTTTATACAAAGAAGATATGTTAGAATTAATACAAATGCTTGTACAAAACAAGATTATAAACACACCATAAATGGAAGAGATGCCAGTAAAGTATAAGATTAGAATACCCACAGTTGACAGGTTACTCAAAGAGCATAATGAGGATCATGTAAACATTGTTTCAATAGACAATACAAAGGAGGAAATAAAAAAATTAAGAGAGTTAGATGAAACTCTTGCAACGAAAATAGATGATGTAAATAACATTGTCTGTGAAGTCCTGGAATATCTTCAGGCGAGAGGTTTAGACACCTCTGAATATATATAACACTTTAATTATTTATTATGTCAAATTCAGTAGAATTACAAGGACGCATCAAAGAAATCTCTGATGCACAAACCATTCAAACTCAAAAAGGAGAGATTGAAAAAAGAGTATTAACAGTTGAATTAGGAGGGGACACACAGTACCCTGTTGATTATCCTGTAGAAGCAATCGGTGCTAAAGCAAATTTATTTAGTGCTTACAAGCCTGGTGATGAGGTAAAGGTTTCTATTAACTTAAGAAGTTATAGAGATAGAGACAACAACCTTAGAACAGCAAATGCTAATGCATGGAAAATTACTTATGCAGATGGTAATATTCCAAACAGCAACAACACTCATGCTAACCAAGTGGAGGCTGCTGTCAACAAAGATGGACTACCATTTTAATGGATACTAGAGAGAAAATCGAGAGGGTCGGTGCCGAAATCATCGGCCTTCTTATCTCTAAAAATGCAGACTATGGGGATAGTGCTACTAATCCTATAGATGTTTTTGGAGACGGAGATCCTGTGGTTTCTTTGTGTGCTAGAATAGATGATAAACTATCTAGAATAAAGCAAAAAGGTATTTACGATAAAACCGAAGATACTGTCAAAGATCTAACAGGTTACTTGATATTATTGCTAATTGCATTAAAAGATAGGGAGCAACCAAATGAGGAGATGAAAAATAGGAACAGACCCTTTAGAGATCACTCAGGATGGTTTACAAATAATAGTTGGGGGATTTAGGTCTCCTAACTATTTTTTTATTGATGAATACTTTTCAAATCCACGAGATCCGAAATATGCAACATAGATTGTAACTAGAAGGGTTTTTAAAAGTTCTACCCAACTTTCATCAATATCAAACGCTATATCTAATGCATCTAATGTAATGTAAAGAGACGTTACTACAGTTAAATATATTAATGTTAGTGGCCTCGTGTTTTTTGAAAGCCATGAGTCTGATTTCATGTCTGAAGCCCAACGCTTACTAATCTCCTGTAATTCAATTTGATCTAGTTCTAAAAGTTTTAGAGCCTTTTCTTTATCTTCTGGAGGTAGTATTTTAG